AAAAAAAAAAAAAACAAAAAACTATAAAAATTTCGTGTTTATGTTTAGTCCAACTCACTTCACATTGTAAAAAGAATCTATGTTAACAAAAATCAAGAATGGTGCTCAGGTCCTTGCACGCAGTCAATTTTGGACCCTACAACCGTAGCCGACACGATTCGGTTAGCGTCGGATGACGCGACACTTCAGCCTCAAGCTGGCGATTTCTGTTACGAATCTTATGGACAGAGTCAGCAGCGTGAGCAAATCACAGAGTTCTTGGAAGCTGATCCTAGTTACACATGTGTGGTTGATAGTGAAATTAATGATGAGACTCGCACCAACACCTCCCAGGGGGTGGAGGATCTTGCAGAGTTTTTCGCCAGGCCTGTTAAGATTGGCGCCTCTACGTGGGCAGTCGGTCAAGGCTTGGATGTTCCCGCTTTCAAACCATGGCGCACTTGGATGCAGAATAAGCGAGTGGCCAATCGATTGAATAATTTCAAAAACTTTCGAGCTAAGTTACACGTTAAGTTTATCATCAATGGTAACTCCTTTTATTGGGGTAGAGCTTTTGTGTCCTATACGCCGTATACTGATAACCCCTTTGAAGGTACGAATGCCAATTCATGGTTGGATATCCCCAGGGCTACTCAGAAACCTCATATATGGATAGATCCCACTTCTTCACAAGGCGGCGAAATGGTTCTCCCATTCTTCTGGCCGAACGATCATTTCGATTTGGTGTCAGATGCTCCTGAGAATCTTGGCAATCTGTGGATTTATAGTCCAGTTGGATTGCGACACGCTCAAGGGCAGACGCAGAGTTTAACCGTTACAATATATGCTTGGGCCACCGATGTGTCATTGTCCACTCCTACCCAGGTGAATATTGGAGGATTGCTCCCACAGGCTGGTGATGAATACGGCGAAGGACCCATATCCAAACCAGCTAATGTCATGGCTGCCGTAGCTCGAAAGTTAGGTTCTGCACCCATGATAGGTCCATATGCCATGGCCACTAGTATCGCAGCAGGAGCAGTCGGTAATATAGCCCGTATGTTTGGTTTTTCCAGACCACGAGACATATCGCTGATGGCCACTCGTCGAGTGTGGCAAACAGGTGATCTCGCATCCACCGATAGGGAAGACACTTGTATGACATTAGGGTATACGGCCAAGCAAGAAGTCACAATTGACCCTCGCACCGTTGGACTCGGATCAACTGACGAGATGGACATGAAATATCTTATGTCCAAGCCTACGTTATTTGCCTCATTTGATTGGGCATTGGGCGCTCTGGTAGATGTTCCGATTTTTTCGGTTAAGGTCACTCCAATGACATATCGAAGAGATTCCTATACAGGTTCTTTGCCCGGATATGCATTGATGCCGACCGCGATGTGTGCACTCCCTTTTCACTATTGGAGGGGTTCCATGACGTATCGGTTTCAAATTGTGGCTTCAGGTTATCATAAAGGTCGCTTGTTGTTCGTCTGGGAACCAAACACCGCCTTTCAAGGAGTTATTCCCGAGTCAAATGTCACCTATTCGAAGGTGGTAGATATCGCTCAAGAGCGAGATTTTGCCATAACTATAGGCTGGGGTTCTAACAAACCAGCGCTCGAAATAGCAACCGCTGTGCAACTAGGGTTACCCGACATGTTTTCAATCGGAGTCCCTGCCACCACTACTCCTGGGTTTGATAATGGCACGCTGACATGTTACGTCCTCAACCCGTTGGTTACATCAGGGTCCGATACTAGTAGCATTACTATTTTATGCCATACCAGTTCAGACGACATGGAGCTTTGGGCTCCAGATGGTGACCGGTTGAAGCGCCTCACTTATAACCCACAAGGGGCTCCTCCTCCTCCACTTTTAGAAGGCCAAGCTGGCCACGTGGGCGATGTGGAAGGCGTAGTTGAGAACGCTGCTGAAGAAACCGCACACCTCGCGCCCGTAGGCGGAGATCGTATACCTAAGACGTTCAACACATTCACTAGTGGCGAGACTGTGAAGAGCCTTCGAACACTGCTGAAGCGATATTTTCTTCGGCGTTCGATAGTGGCCACTACAGATGTCCAGACAGGCACGTACAACTCTATAAAGTGGACTGGCACTGCCTATCCATATATGCCTGACGTTCCATTTCCGGGTTCTTCTACTGGGGTATTCAGAGGGCCATTTACCATTCATTCGCTGGTTGCTTATTGCTATGCGGGTTGGCGAGGATCTTTTCGTATAAAGCTCCTACCAGCCTTGATTGGAAATGGTAATCAATGGCCTAGAGCTTCTATTACAGTTTCTCGAGGCACATTTGTTCGAATGGAAGATCCGACATATCTCCCACACTCCCGAAATCAGTTTGGAGCTAATAATTGTGATGAAATTTTCGATTATAGCTTCAATGGTTGTCAAGTCAGCAATGAGGCATCCGGCAACGTGCTTGATTTCGAGATACCGTGGTATAGTAATGAGCGATTTGGCCCGATTCTCCCAGATCCCGTAGCTCGTAACATGTCATATGAAGCTAGTCTTTATGTTGACAACCCCACAGACGCCGTTAGATCTGTTTTTGGAATCTACAAAGAATACGGCGCAATCGGAGAAGATTATAATCTCTTCTTCTTCACCGGTGTACCACCCATTTGGTTCATCGAACCCTAAAAGATGTTGTAGCGCATCTCTCACTTAGTGAGTTTAAAGCTATGCTTTTATTGAACTTGGTTCAATCCCAGAGCGTGGCTTTGGGAGGAATTTCCCAAGCTACATGTTTAAAGCGTAGTCAGATATTGTAAATATTATAAGGAC